TTTTAAACGTTTACCTTCTTTATCTTTACCTCTAGATTTAGATTTTAACCATAATACTCCTACTCTATCTACAGTTTTACCATAACATTCTTCATAACATTTAGCATAAATAGCTCCTTGTAANTCATGAGTTATTTGTAANTTATTTGATGTTTTAAAATCAATAATCCACATTTCNGTTTTACCATCAACTTCAATTTCACACACTAAATCACAAGTACCNGCTACCTTAATTTCATCTGAAAATAAATGTACTTCNGCTTCAATTAATGTTGGGTTATATTCTTCCCAAAAATCAACAAATTTTAAAAACATTTGCCAAACATCAGGATTATATATAGGTATACCATTAGATAAAAAATTTAATTCTTTACCATTAAGATAATCTTCAATCATTTCATGTACTTGAGTGCCTTCTTCAGCTGCTTTTTTAACAATCCAATCAGCACTAAAACCTACTTTTTTTAACCAATCTTGAAAATGTTTACCTTTTGGGTAACAACTTAAAACATAGGTTATAGAAGGATAATATTTACCATTTCTTCTATAATATCTTGCATCAGGAAGAGTAATTTGTTTTGAGTCTTCGCTAATTTCTAAAATCCTATTATAAGATTTTTTAATATTTCTTTTTTTCATATTAATTGTAATTTCCTTTCCATTAATTGATATGAAGTTAATGGGTAAGTGTTTTGAATTAAATTAGTAAAATTGGAAAATCCTATTTCACTGGGGTCTTTCCCCTTTAAATCTATTAAATAAACTTCTTTACCTTCGTTTAAAAATTCTTCTGCAAATCTAATTGCTTGTTTCATAGCGTCAGTATCTAATGCAATATATATTTTTTTTATTGTTGATGTAACTATTTTTTTTCTTAATTCTGATTGAATATTTTTACCTAGTAAAGGAATAGCATTACGTTTTATTGCTATAGCATCAAACATACCCTCACATATAACTAGAGGTAATGACCAATTAATTAAATGTTCATTAGGTATAATATCGCGAGATATTTCTGGGTTTTTATATTTAGTATAGGGGTCTTTTTCAAATGATCTTCCTGTAAAATAATTTAAACTGCCATTTATATTATAAGAAGGAATAATAATCATTTTAGAGTATTTACCATATTCACAATACCCTATATTATATTTTTTAATATCTTCAATAGTTATACCTCTATTTTTTAAATACACCCATGCTTGTCTTCCTATTAAATTTTTACTAATATCCGTTATAGGTATAAAATTCTCGGGTAGTTTTAGGTTATGTTTTATTATTTCTATGTCTTTAACTTGATAACCTGTTTTTACTAAAGACTTTAATTCATCAAAATATTCAGATGATGCCCTTATTTTTTTAAATAAAATATTTAAATACTTACCTTTTTCATTACAAACCCAACAATGCCAAGGATGATGACCTTTTTTATTATCTGTAAAATTAATTTCTAATTTTGGTTTAGAGTGATTACATAAGGGACAATGAAATGCTCTATTACCTCGAGCAGTTTGTTTACCTTGACCTAATACCTTACTTACTAAGTTTACTAGTAGTTCATTTATCATGTAGGAAATATACAAAAATTAAATTACATCTCCAAAGTCACGTGTAAAAAATTTTCCTAAAATATTATCATTAAAGAATTCATCTGGTTTTTCTAAAACTTCATATAAAAATTGATATTTAGTTTCAAAATAAGTTAATTCTTTTTTACTACTGGCAAAATGAAGGATTACACGTTGAAAATTTTTTTCGGGTTCATTTTTAACTAATTCTACTAATTGTTTATTTGAACTCCAATATGTTTTCCAATCTGATTCTTTTGAAACTACTTTAAATTTAGGTGGTCTTCCTTTTTGACCCTCAAATATTTTTAATTCTTTTTTTCCTAATTTTTGTTTACGGGTAAATACAAGAAATTTTTTACCAACATAAGATTTACCTGAAGGTATATGGTTTATTATATAAACAAACCCCATTACTTCTTTTTTTAACTGATTAATATCAGTTATTTTTTCTTTATTATATACCCAGGACATTATATAGAGTCAAATGCTACTTGAATTTCTAAATCAGCATTCATTGGAACCTTTGTAGGAACTGATAATTTTCCTATTGCTAATAAATTTTGATCATTATCATATAATCCTACTGTTGTTATATAAGGACTAAAAAATGATCCTGTTGCAAAATCTTTATAAACATAATTAGTTCCAGGTAAAGGTTGTGTTAGTTGGCTACCAGATAATAATGATGGGTTTAATGAATAACCAAATTCATTTTCTCTTACAGTACATTTATATTGATGTTCATACAAAGTAACTGAGGAGGACCATCCTACTGTAGTTCCTCCTAAATAATTAAATCCAGAATTAAAACCCTCTTGATTTAATAAATTAAGAGCTCCAAGTTGAGCTATACCATCATTTTGAGTACCTACTACAGTAGGATCTGATTCTGACACAGGAGTAAATATAGCTATTCCATGTTCATATATAATATTCCCACAATATTGATTATAATGCCCATTATTAACATCAGTATATCTTAAAACCCCATTACCATCATCCCAAATATTTATATTATTTCCTCCAACATCATATATTATATTATAATTAAAACTTTGTGGTTCAATATTTTGACCCCATAATTTAGAGGGAATAGATACTACTGTACAATAATTATTATTTATCCCTCCTCCCCAATTTACTGATTCTCCTAACAAAGAAGCTCTAAGTTGTGGTATAGTACTTGATAAATAATTATCATATTGAGGACTTTTTACAGCTCCAATAGGTATATCATTGGAATTTGCAAGGCCTATATCAAGATTATTATATTCAGCAAATGTATTATTTCGAGGACCTTCTAAACCATATACTAAGCTTGAAGTAGCAACTAAACTACCAGACATACTTCCAAAGTAATTAGAATAATAAAGTTGCATTACACTTGAATAAACGGAATTTGTATTTAATTTATTTACGAATCCTGTAGAATTTTGGGATGCAGACACACCATTTAGATAAGATGTGTATGTGGAATTAGTAGTGGATTCAAATATAAGTTTATTAGCAGGAGGTTGAGTACCGAAATAAATTTCAACTCCTACATTAGAAGCTGTCATGGGATTACCAGTAAATCTAAATCCCTTATTAGCTGAGAATGGAGTTATTACAATGTCCTTGGTTGTAAATTGTTTGTAAGCCGACATACATTTTAGTAATCTAATTTAACTCTAACGAGTAGTTCTTTTGTAAAATCTTTAACTAATGGTCTACTTAATTTAGCTACAGCACATAATTCATTTGATGGATTATATAAACCTACTGTAGTAATAAAGGTTTGTGGATTATTTTGCATAGTAGACCATAATAATTGTCCTGTTGAACCTGAAACAAATGATGGGTTTGAAGAATAATTAAATTCTGAATTTTGGGCTCTTACAAAATAAAAATCTGATGCTAATGTTTCTTGAGAATTTAATCTAAAAGTATTATTATTTGCAAAAATACTTCCTGAAAAAGCAGCAAATAGTTTAGACATATTTTGATTATTAGTATTGTTAGCTCTACCTGTACCTAAATTTATACCTCCTCCTGCTGTAGGGCCATCTAACGCTGCTCCATTTAATAATATTAAACCTACATCAGGTAAAAATAAACCATAAGATCCAGAATTAGCAGAAAATCCTGAAGCTTTAACTCCAGTATAAATATTTCCCTCTGATCCTGATACTACTTGGTAAACTCTTCCAGCATTACCAAACACATTACCAGTACTAATACTACTATTATCTGTTAATGTTAATTTTGCTATACCCGATCCTGATAAAGATAGGGCCATTGTTCCTAAAGCTATTGATTCTTTATATCTTGCTCTTTCAACAGATAAGGCATAAAAATATGATCCTGTATAATCTCCAAAAAGAAAAGGTGCTGTATCGTCTCCTAAAGCAATATTTTGATATTGTCCATATATTGTTGAGGAAGGGGATTTACCAGGAACTAATGTATTGTAAGCTAAACTTCCACTACCTACTTCATCAGCATAAGCTATGTCAAATTGAACAGCTGCAGTTGAAAGTGTTGATCCTGTTTGATATACATGAATATAATATTGTCCTGAATTAGATGCATTTTGTACTGATGAGGTATATACTTCAGTTAATCTTGGTGCATTTCCACTCCATACTGTTCCTGTTGTAGAATCTATACTATTTATTATATCACTTGTTTGAAATTGGGTAAAAGCTCCGTTAGCCATGTTTTTTTTATTTTAAATTTTTATTGCATTCCTGCTGATTTCCTTAATTCGAATGGGATTTGTATTCTTGCTCCTGTATCTCTTCCTGTTAATGTTACAGTAGCATATAAAACATCTAAGCTTCCAAACACATTTATTGAAGTAGCTTCAAAAGTAATTGAATTACCTGTTACAGTTTTAGAAACATTAGTTCCTAAAGTAGTTGAATCATTCATTACTTCAGATGATGCAGCACCTGCTCCTGTTATGTTAGCATAAGTAATATTAGACATAGTAGCTGTATAACCACTTTGTTCTCCTGCAGTTCCCTCAAATGTTTGAGTTTGTGGTGTTATTGTAACTGATTGGCCTGTTACTAATGAAACTAACCCTTCAGCAAAAGCTATAGTAGGCATTACTGCTGTTGATCTAGGTAACGTTACTAATTTATATTTCATTGTTTGTAATTCATTAGGAAATGCCTCTAACACAGGCATATTTTCAATTGCCTCTCCATAATAAGCTGATCCTGATGGATGATTAGGATTATATAATGAATAATCTACTTCATCATCAGATAATGAAAATTGTGTAATATTAAAAGAATTACCACCTTGAGCTAATAATTCTCTTCCTTTTTTTGTTAAAATAGCATCTACTGTTACTACTTGGTTATTTAAATATCCCATTTTCTAATTGTATTTTTGTTATAAATATATAATTTTTTTGTTTCTAATCCAAGTTATAGTTAAAATTAACCTACATTATTGGATTCATTTGCATCTGGTGGATTTGTAAATGAATTTTGTGACTTTAACACATTAATTATTTTTTGCACATTATCCCTTTGTGTATCCGTTAAATCATCAGGTACTAAATAACCATCTCCTGAAGGTGTTAGTATTCCTTTTGCTCCATCAGGTTGTGAAAGATCTAAAACAACTTTCGTATCATTATCTACTCTTTTTCTAATAGTAGCTGACATAATACTCCCTGATAAAATAGGTATTGCTAGTTCTGAAGGATCAGGGGTAACTTTTAAAGTATCGTACATAAAACCAGCATCAAAACCAGTAGCAAATGCTCCACCTCTTGCAGATTGGAATTGACTAGAGTTATTCATAGCTGCAAATGTATTCCAACCATTTTTAGTAATTCCCCCCATTGTTGCTCTCATAGAAGCTTGATTAAATCCTGCAATTACATTAGAAGGGTTACCTAAAGGATTTGATCCACCAGATCCATTTTGATCTGTTTTTAGTTTTACTTTTAAACTACCTGTTACAGCAATTACAGAAGGATTATTAAAATCAGGTTCACCTGCTCTACTTGTAACTTCACATGATACAACTGATCCAGTCCACATAGAAGCATATTGACCAACAGTTGTTGTATTATAAGCCATTAAAGATTGTGTGTTTTCAGCTACTAAATCTAATCTTTCTTTTAAATTATCAGGTGAAAAAATTCCTTCAGGTGGTAGATACTCTATATTACTAAAAAATGTTTCACCTT